TATGAAATTAAATTTAAACATATTGCAGATCAACAACGACAATATGATGTTTTTGAAATAGCACATTTCCGTATGTTATCGGATTCTAATTTTTTACCATATGGTAGATCAATGTTAGAAGGCGCTCGTAAAGAATTTCAAAAACTTATGATGATGGAAGATGCAATGCTAATACATCGTATTATGCGTGCTCCAGAAAAACGTATTTTTAAAATTGATATTGGTAACATTCCACCAAATGAAGTTGATTCATTTATGGAAACTATTATCAACAAAATGAAAAAAATTCCACATATCGATCCAACGACAGGTAATTATAATCTTAAATTTAATTTGAACAACATGTTAGAAGATTATTATTTACCAGTTCGCGGTGGAAATTCAACTACAGCAATTGATACATTACCTGGTATGACATTTACCGGAATGGATGATATTGATTATATCAAACATAAAATGATGGCTGCTTTAAAAATTCCTAAACCATTTTTAGGATATGACGAAGGAGTTGAAGGAAAATCTACTTTAGCATCAATGGATATTCGTTTTGCTAGAACAATTGAACGAATTCAAAAAATTACAACATCTGAATTAACTAAGATTGCAATTATACATTTATATGCACAAGGTTATGAGGGCGAAGATTTAATTAGTTTTGAATTAGAATTAACCGCACCATCAATTATATATGATCAACAAAAAGTTGCATTAATGACTGAAAAAATGACATTAGCAACTGCAATGCGCGATTCAAAATTAATTTCTGATAAATACATTTATGAATACATATTTAACATGTCAGAAGATCAATGGTTGCAAGAACGAAGCAACGTTGTTGAAGATTTAAAATTGCGATTCCGTCAAAATCAAATTGAACAAGAAGGTAATGATCCTGCGGTAACTGGTCAATCATTTGGCACTCCACACGATTTAGCAACAGTTCATATGTCGACCAGTGACGTTGAAGATAAAGATGCGGGAGGTCGTCCGAAAGAAGGAATTAAATTTGGACAACATAAAAATGAATTTGGATGGGATCCTACGGGTATGAAAAGTATAAATCAAGCATTTAATCCGGAAAATCAAAAGTCAGCATTTTTACCAGATCCTAAGGCAGCAAAGACAGCTAGAGCTATTTCTGCCGAAAATATTAATATGTTGAAAAAAATAAAAACAAAACAAACATCGATCATTACAGAATCACTTAAAACCAATGAAAATCAAAAACAAGATTTAGATTCTGGAACAATGTTAGATGAAAAGAACATTTTATAAAAGTAAACATATTTATTAAAAAAATAAAGTACTGAACATATGAAGAAATTAAAACATTCGAAATATAAGAATACCGGCATTCTTTTTGAAATGTTAGTCCGAAAATTAACTTCGGAAACACTAACATCAAATAAGTCAGTTACTATAGATATTATCAAAAAATACTTTGGAAAAAATACCGAATTAGCAAAAGAATTACAATTATATAATGCATTAGTAAAAGAACAATTCCGTAGTGAAGCTCAAGGTTTGGATTATATTCGCACAATTAAAAATGCATATACTAAATTAAATCAAAGTATTTTAAAACGACAAAAATATAATTTAGTTAAAGAAATTTCTGAAAAATTTGTATTTTCTGATTTATCAAAAATTCACATCAATAACTATAAAGCATTAGCTTCTATTTATATGTTGTTTGAATATGAAGAAACAGATAACCCAAAACAGTTATTAGAATGTAAAAATGTAATTCTAGATAATGGATTAATTGTAGAAAAAAAATCTATAGTTAAAGATCCATTAATGGAATCATTTGAATCGCAACCAAAAGAAATACGATTATTAACATACAAATTACTTGTAGATAAATTCAATGACAAATATTCTATTTTAGATGAATCGCAAAAACAATTATTGAATAAATACATAACTAATGTTAATGATACTACAGCTCTTAAAGAATATATTCAAGTTATAATTCCGCAAATTAAAAAACAATTGTTTGAACAATCAAAATTAATTACTGACAAAGCTACTAAAATAAAAGTAAAAAAACTTTCAGAAATGCTATGTACGGTAGAAAATATGAAAGCTATTAAAGAATCTCATATACTTTCGTTATTAAGATACTATGATCTAATTAAAGAATTAAAAGGATTACATTGATGAAATCGTTATTAAATGAAATGAAAAAGCGTTTTGATGAGATTGAATCGAGTGATTATTGTGATTCATGTGATAGGCCAAAAGATCAGTGTGTTTGCGAAAATGAAGAAGAATTAGACGAACAAAATGTAACGGGTGCAGTGGCAGGATTTAGTACTCCAGCTGCATTTGCTAAACCAGGTAAATGGAAAAATAAAACAAAAACGTATGAATCTGTAAATACTCCACCATCATTTCGATGGAAAGATGATACATATCAACATCCAGAATCAGAAGAAGAAGAATTCAATGATAAATTTCCATTTAGCGATGATGAAAACGATTGGTTTAATAAATCATATGAATATCCATCGAAACCTATGCCAAATAAACCAAGTAAACATATGAAAAGCGTTTCGGAAATTATAGATAAAAAATATGAACATTTAGTTGAATCATATCGAGCTTATGCAACGGGAAATTCAAAATCAACGCCGGAACAAAAAATAAAACAAACCATTAAAGAAGTTGCTCGACAATTGCAAGAAATTGAACAAACAGTGAATTATGCATCTCGTTTAAAAACCGAATCTAGTGTTGCAAGAAATGGATATGGTACTTCAGTAGAAAAATCATTAAATAAAATATCAGAACGATTAATTAAAATATCAGAACGTGTAAGAGCATTAGGAGAATAACATGTCAAAACAACTAATAGTAGAATATATGCCATTTAAGCCTGTTGGTTCATTAACTGAATCAAGCGGTGCTGCATATGGAATACCTGGTGGTTTTGTTGTACAAGGAGTTTTGCAACGAGCAGGAGCCAAAAATCAAAATGGTCGAGTTTATCCAAAGCCTATTTTAGAAAGAGAATGTCGACGATATCAACAAGAATATATTGACCAACATAGAGCATTGGGTGAACTAGATCATCCAGAATCTTCGGTTGTAAATTTAAATAACGTTTCTCACAACGTTTTAAAAATATGGTGGAGTGGCGATGATTTACAAGGAGCAGTACAGATACTAGATACTCCATCTGGTAAAATTCTTAAAGAACTTTTTAGAGCAGGAATTACATTAGGCATTTCATCGCGCGGATTAGGTTCAGTTAAAGAATTGCGAAATGAAGGTGTAGTAGAAGTTCAAGAAGATTTTGAATTGATATGTTGGGATTTCGTATCTAATCCATCAACTCATGGGGCTTTTATGCGTCCTACGCACATGAACGAATCTGTTAATAAAATGGCACATACAACTAAATATAATAAAGTAAACAACATCATTACATCAATTTTGTGTGAAGATGGTAAATGTAGGATAATATAATGAAAACGAATTTAAAATATATTTTGGAAATGATCACTGAAGATCAGCCACAACCGTTATCAAAAGAAGAAAAAGCTGAATTCGTTGCGCAAGTAAAACGTTTTTCTGAAATGTCTGATTCAGTATATGGTCGTGGCGATTTGCAAGAATTAACGGAACGAGTTAAGGATATCGTAAATAAAGCAGAACAAATTGCATCTGAATCTGGAGATTGGTTTGATAACGTAACAATTAAGCGTCATATGAAAACATTGAATGATTCATATAAAGTATTTGAATCAACAGCAAAAGAAATGAATCAATTACAACAACGATTGAGTGCAGCATATGAAGATATTGCTTCAGGTTTAAGCAAATATTTTGAAGTTGAATAATTTGGATTAATGAAAAAAATTTATTATTATAAAAAGGTAGATGATGAGCAAGTTTAGAAAATTATACAAAGAATTCTTTGGACTAAAAGAACAAGACGAAAAAACTATACAAACATCTCCTTATAAGTTTACTAAAGATGACGTAACTAATGCAAAAGAAATTGCAGCTGCAATGAAAGATTTAACAGCTACAATGAAAGAAGGAGATTTAGATGAAGCACAATTGGTTAATAATTTAACTGATTATCAAGGTGGAGTTGAATACGTACTTCGAGATCCAGCAACTGCACAACAAACGTCACAAGAAATTCAAGAATGGGCAGAACGAAAAGGTTTTACGGTAATTAAGAAAACATTATCGCAATCTGGTAAAATTGGATATTTTTATTTTAGATTAGGACAAGATCCTGCATTAGAATCACAAAAGCTTCAAGGTTATTTAGCACAGAAACCAGAATTAAAACATTTTAGATTTAATGTTAGACAATCTGCAAAAAAGCCACAACAAGAAATTTAATTAATCATATATGAATAAAAAACAAAAACAACATCAAACAATTGTGCCAGGCAACCCCACGGCTGTAAATGTAGTAAATCAAGATTTAGGATTTGCAATGCGCACTTGGAAACGTAAAGTAAAAGCTACCGAAGTTTTAGAAAAAACAAAAGATCGCAAAGAATTTGTAAAACCAAGTGTCAAACGAAGAAAACAAAAACAAGCTGCACAATTTATGCAAAGGATTAAAGATCTACATTCACTTTAAGATTTTTAAGATTTTTTAAGGCCCTAACAAAAAAGTTAGGGCTTTTTTACTGTTTTTTTATTCAATGGTATATTTATTTGTAAATACGCTATTTCTTATATAGTGTCTATAATTTAATTATTCTATTAAGATTCAAATAATCTTATTTCCAAAAAACAAATTTAAGGAGAAAAAAAATGGCAAAATCAGACTTGCTAAAACAAGCAATTGCTGATGCAAAGACAGTTAAGGAAACTGCTCTTGCAAATGCAAAAATTGCTTTACAAGAAGCATTCGCTCCTAGACTCGAAGCTATGTTGCAAACAAAGCTACAAAACGAAGTTGAAGGCGAAGAAGAAATGCCCGCAGAAGAACCAGTAGTAGACGCTGGTGCAGAAGCAGGAGCGGAGATGGGTGACGATTTCAGTTGGACAGATGATTCTTTAGCAGCATCAGTTGGTGGTAAAGATTATAACTTCCAAGTTGGAATGGCCGGTGAAGAAGAAGGTGCGGTAGCGCCTGCAGAAGAAATGCCAGCATCAGAAGAAGAAATGACTGCTGAGTACAATGAAGGAATGGATATGGCAGAAGATGATCTAGAATTAGAATCTATCATTCGTGAATTAGAAGGAGATTTAGATACAATGCCAGAAGAAGATGTTGATGATATGTCTATGTCTATGGAAGGAATGTACGAAGGAGAAGAAGAAGAAATGATGCCGGAAGGTATGTATGGTGATGAAGATGAAGATGAAAGCATTGAAGAAATTATTGAAGCAATTCTTCGTGAAGAAGATGGAAATGAATTTCCAGAAGATAAAGAATCAGATTCAATGACCATGACAGAAGAAGATGTTGATGCAATGGCAATGGAATTAGATGATACTAAAACTGAATTGGAAGAAGCATACCGAACAGTTAAACAATTAAAAAGTATTATCAATGAAGTTAATTTGCTTAACGCTAAACTTCTTTACACTAACAAGTTGTTCCGTAACTTTGAATTGAATGAAGCTCAAAAAATGAAAGTAATTGAAAATTTTGATAGAGCTGGAAATACAAGAGAAGTTAAATTAGTATTTTCTACATTAGCGGAAAGTTTTAATCGTCCAACAAAGAAGCGAGTAGTTAAAGAATCTATCGCGTCTAAACCAACGAGAACTACGGCTCCAAGTGTAGAAACAACAAATGTTTTATCTGAAGGCTTCGAATTAGCTAACAGATGGAAAAAATTAGCAGGATTATTGTAATAACAAAAAACAAACAAAAAAGGAAAAAAAATGAGTATCTCAAATTTATTACAAACCAATGATTTCGTACAACGAAACCAAGCAAAAGCATTGGCTTCAAAGTGGGAAAGAACCGGTTTATTAGAAGGCCTTAAAGGCGAAACAGAAAAAGCCGGAATGGCTCAATTGCTTGAAAACCAAGCACGTCAATTAGTAAAAGAAGCTTCTTCAACTGGTGTAGCAGCTGGTTCAGAAGAGTGGGCAGGTGTAGCACTTCCATTGGTACGTCGTATCTTTGCTGAATTTGCTGCAAAAGAATTCGTTTCAGTTCAACCAATGAACTTACCATCAGGTCTTATTTTCTATCTAGACTTTAAATATGGTACAGCTCAACCAGGATTTGATAACGACAATTTAAACAGAACAGGTGATCCGTTTGGTTCTCCTAACGCTGATGACTCAATGTTCGGTGTTACCACTACTGCAAATGATCCATCAGGCGGTCTTTATGGGGCTGGTCGTTTTGGATATTCAATTAATTCAGTTTCTTCATCAATTTTGACTGCAACTGAAATTGCAACTGGATCTACTCCAACTACCGTACAAGTTAATGGTGATTCTGCTTATTCAGGTTCAACTCAATACAAAATGGTTACTGTTAATGTTCCAACTGATGCAGATTTATATGCAGTTCGTTCATTTACATTAGTAGCAGCAGGTACTGAATTAGCTCCAGTACAAGCATTTTCAACAATTACTTCAAACTTTACCGCATCATTTGTAGTTTCTTCATCTATCGCAACTAGCGTTCAAGCTGCTATCACTGCAGGAACAATTCGATTGAATTATAGCAAACAGCCTACCGACATTACAAGAGGTGATTTTGAAGATAAAACTACGTATGCAAATGGATATAATGTTGATATCGACATTCCAGAAATTAACCTTGAAATGCAATCAGAACCAATCGTTGCTAAAACACGTAAGTTGAAAGCAGTTTGGACACCTGAATTTGCTCAAGACTTAAATGCATACCATTCAATTGATGCTGAAGCTGAATTGACTTCAATGTTGTCTGAATATGTATCAATGGAAATCGATCTTGAAATCCTTGATATGTTAATTGCAGCAGCTCCAACAACTGAATATTGGTCAGCTCGAAACAATACAATATTTGATGGTACATCATTTACCACTCTTGCAGCAGGTACAGCTACTCCAGGTTTAGGAGATGGATTCTATAACACCCAAGGTGGATGGTTCCAAACTTTAGGTACTAAACTTCAAAAAGTATCTAATAAAATTCACCAAAAAACATTACGTGGTGGTGCTAACTTCTTAGTAACATCTCCTGCAGTTGCAACTATCCTCGAGTCTATCCCAGGATTTGCTGCTGATACAGATGGTAACAAAATGGAATTTGCTGCTGGTGTTCAAAAAATTGGTTCAGTAAATAATCGTTACACCGTATACAAAAACCCATACATGAAAGAGAATGTAATCCTTATGGGATTCCGTGGTACTCAGTTCCTTGAAACGGGTGCTGTATTTAGTCCATATATTCCATTAATTATGACTCCGCTTGTATACGATCCGGTGAACTTCACTCCACGTAAAGGTGTTATGACACGTTACGCGAAGAAAGTAGTTCGTCCAGAATTCTACGGAAAAGTATACGTTCACGGTCTTAACACGCTTTAATAGTTAACTTCGATTAAACGATAATTAACGAATTAACTAATTAAAAAAGAAAGGGTGGCTTCGGTCACCCTTTTTTACTGTTTGTATATTTATATAAAAGATATGGCAGTAGAAAGACACAAATATGAAATGTTTGCAGAAATTCAATATGACGGTCGTCTTATTGATGTATTAGACCGCATACGAGCTATTCGTTTAGTTTTAATGGTTCACATTGAACAAGATTTAGGAAAAGATCGTGAATTAATAAAAATTAAAATCATGACTCCATATCCTGCTAGAAAAACATTTTTTGCAATTCGTCAAATGTGTTTAGGAAAAATTGAAACGCTTAAAACGATGACATTGCGAGAATCAACGCTTACAAAATTATTATAATTAAGGACAGTTATGGCTACACAAAACAGAGAAAAAACTCCCCCAAAAACTGATATTAAATTTTCAATTACATTATCAGAAGAACAAAAACAAGCAAAAGCAAAAATTATAGAAACACCATTTAATTTTATTTTAGGTAAAGCTGGTTCTGGAAAAACATTGTTAGCAGTTCAAGTAGCACTTGATATGTTTTTTAAAAGACAAATCAATAAAATTATTATAACGCGGCCTACCGTATCAAATGAAGATAATGGATTTCTTCCTGGTTCATTAGCAGAAAAAATGGATCCGTGGTTAGTTCCATTACGTAGCAATATGCGTAAGGTTTATAATAAACCAGAGATTCTAGATAAAATGGAAAAAGAAGAAAACATTGAATTAGTTTCTTTAGCACATTTTAGAGGACGTACATTTGATCATTCGGTTTGTATTGTAGATGAATTTCAAAATTTAACTAAACAACAACTACAAATGGTTGTATCTCGATTGGGTAAAGATAGTATCATGATACTTACCGGAGATCGTTATCAAATAGATTTAAAATTTTCAAATGATTCAGCAGTACATGAAGTACCTAAATTAACAAAGTCAAAATATGTAAATGAAATCATATTATTAGACAATCATCGACACGAATCATTAAATGAAATTTTAAAACTTCTAAATGAAACGTATTGATATTTATAATTAAAAAGGAAAACGATGGATTACAGTGTTCAGAAACCAATTTGGCCCGGCAGTTCTTCGTTTACAACTGGATCAACTCCATTTGGATTTTTTGATGCTGATGCTGTATTTCGATCGCATGCTGATAAGTTTGCAAAAATGGCTGCACAGACATTAGGATATCCAATCATGGATGTAGAAATGCAAGCAGTAAATTTTTATACTGCATTTGAAGCTGCAGTCGTTGAATATTCCAATCAAGTAAATCAAGTAAACATTGTTAACAATTTATTTAGTACATTAGGAATACAAACCGGTTCAGACTTTTTAACAAATAATAGTTTTACTGATGCGTTAATTGGTAATTCATTTGGATATATTACAAAACTTTCAAAAACATATGGCACCGAAGCTGATTCGGGAGGAAATATTAAATGGCTTAAAGCCGAAGTAGATGTAGTACCGGGACAACAAACATATAGTTTACGTACTGCAATATCTAAATCATTAGGTATTGTATTAACAACTAGTTCGGTAGAAGTAAAACGAGTTTTACATAATCCGCCGCCGGCTATTGTAAGATATTTTGACCCATTTGTTGGAACAGGATTAGGTTCACAACAATTAATGGATTCATTTAATTTTGGAGGATTTTCGCCGTCCATATCATTTATGATGATGCCAATTCATGCTGACTTACTTCGATTGCAGGCAATTGAATTTAATGATATGGTACGTAAGTCACATTATACATTTGAAATACACGGCGATGATATTAAATTTTGGCCAGTACCAACTGCGGGCACGGGTTCATCGGCATCTTCAATTTTTTACAATAAAGTATGGATTGAATTTATTTTAGATGAATCAAAAACAAATGAGGCAGCGTTATTTGGCAATACAGCACTTATGCGAGGTGTTATTACGGACGCATCAAATATACCATATACATATCAAACATACAGTAGAGTGAATGATATGGGGCGTGCGTGGATATTTAGATACGCATTGGCACTTGCAAAAGAAATGTTAGGATATATTCGTAATAAATATTCATCTGTTCCTATACCAAATGGCGAAGTAACACTAAATGGTGCAGATCTAACATCGCAAGGACAAACAGAAAAAGAAGCATTGATAACACAGCTTCGTGAATTTTTAGAAAAAATGACTCGAGAATCTATGATTACGAGACAAAATGCAGAAGCAACACAAATGATGGAAATATATGCTAAAGTTCCATTAAAAATATATGTTGGATAAGGAGATACAATGGCACTATTTGGTTCAATGCGAGATGCAAAATTTTTGGCATCAATCAATGCTGAATTGATTAATGCCATTGTTGATACTGAAATTGAATTTTTTAAATTGATATTAGATACTACGGAATCTAATATTTATGGCGAATCTGATTCTAAATCATATTATGATTCTTTATTGCTTCCATGTATGATTACTAAAGATGAAAAATCTGCTGCAATGGATGATTATGGTCATACATATACTCGTACATTAACATTTGGTGTTTCTCGAGATTTACTTGAAAAAGCTGATTTTTATCCTGAAGTTGGAGATATTGTATTTTGGGATAATGAATACTACGAATTAGATAATGTAGATGCAAATCAGTATTTTGCAGGAAAGAATCCAGAAACATGGCCAAATGGCGATAGTCATGGTTATAGTGTATCTGTTATTTGTAACGCACATGCAACACGTCAAACGCCACAAAATATTGTTGATTTACGTAGAGGTGGAACTAATAAATCATTTCCATATAAAGGATAGTAATGCCTAGATTAAATAGACACGACATAGATCGAAAAACAAATAAGCCTAATCCTAAAAGTACAGAAGGATTGACGCCTGATCTTGTTTTAAATAGAGCATTACAAACAAGAAGAGATGATGATGTTGTTAAAACCAAACAACGAACCATATATGATATTGATTATGCCATTAAATGGTATATTGAAAATGAAATTCAGCCACAAATAACTGCAAATAAACAATTACTTTCAGTGCCAGTTATTTATGCAAATGGAGAAAAATGGGACAATGTACGTAGATTGGGATACCTTAGAGATGAAAAAGGAATGCTACAATCTCCAATAATTATGTTGAAACGAAACAGTGTAGCAGAAAAAGATGAACAACGATCATTAGATGTTAATCGACCAAATTCTGAAAATTACAT